TGGATTGTTTTCAGCAGAGGGTATGGTAAGCATGACGGAAAATTTCTCATTTTCTGTATCATCAAGATCTCTTCCTTTAACATAATAAGCTGGTTCGGTACTAACAAAACGAAATTTGTTAAATTGAGGCATAACAAACTGTAAACCAGTTTGTGATCTACAATTTATTAAAGACATACCAGTTAAGCCAGAAGAATCTTTACCGAAATAGATTGCTGGTGTGTCACCATCATTATTAGTGGGTAATGCTGTCCTATACCTAGTAACACTTGAAGTATTATCATTTTCCCTTCTAACAAAAAATTTAGTTCCTTCAGAGGGCCCATTTAAATTGACATGCCAATCCATAGATCCCCTTTGACCAACAAAACAAGTTGCAATCCAAGTTTGTGCTATATTTCGTACCCAATTAAAAGGTGTATCAGCAGTATCACCCTGATTTCTGGCATTATGTCTTCCATTAGGATCATAGCCATATTCAGGTGGATATTTTGTCAATAAATATTGATATGTTACAACACCAGTTAAAGTGCCTGGCGTCGTTGGTTCTGAGAATATCTTATTAACTCTTCTAAGCACTGGCCTTAAAGAATAAAAAGCCTCACCAAAATTAACGCTGAAAACCTCTTTAGGCATAGGAACTGATGTTCCCATAGTATACTGTACAATCACATCTTCCTCAGTTATTGATGACTGAGGTGTAAATGAAGACAAATTTGTCAGAAAATCGGAAGGGTTAGCAAAAATTACATTATGCGCCTTAACAAAAACTAATATACGAATATCAGCCGAGGGTAATGGTGCAGACATCCTATTAAAAACTTTCACTACAAATCTACCATTGTGATAGTCAGCATCGAAATTAGCAGGAGCTGTATCAATGGTTGTAGAAAATCCAGTATGATTGGAACCATATACATCACCGTAACCAGGATCCACTCTCAAAAAAGATTGAGCTTGAGTCCATGGGATTATGAACTCCACTTCATCATTATCTGCAATATCAACAACTTTGGTTTGTAATGTGGTTGAATCATCATTATTATTAAAAGGATCACCAACAGGATCATAACAAAATTGTAAAGAACCTTGATGATATGGACTTTTAACTATTTTAAAAGTGAAAGATATATCACCCCTCCAATTAGAAAATAATGAAGAAACCATGGCCAAAGGAGTAAGATAAATAGCTTTTGCATTAGTAATAGCTTTAAAAGTTTGTAATGTGGGACCAACATTGGCACCAAATAAATATTGACCTGTTGTTTGAGATTGTTTCCACTCAAAAGTAGTTAGTAGAGATCTCCTTTTACATAAATAATCAATAGATAATTCATCTTGACCTGTCAAACCAACAGTTCGAGGATCAATTGATAATTCATTCTTTGGATCTAATGCTAATTTCTCACAGGGTGTTGCTATCTCGGAACTAGAAAATCCATGAAAAGGAAGATTTTTGTATGGTTTAACATCATCAATAACGGGTACTTTAGTAAAACCAAATAATGATGCTATACCACCAACTAATTCAGCTCCAAATGTTGTCGCTTTGGCAAAAGGCCCAATAATGGGAATATCTGAAATGGAGTTAGTGACACATGCTATTGATGAAGCTATTTTAGAAACAGGACCCTGTCCATATTCATCTTTACTCTTCATAGTATCAATAACATCTCTAGATTTATCGGAAACATCATTAATATATTCTACTGCTGATTGAGCTGCTAAACTATTCGTTGGTCCAGCGAGTTTTACATCTGAAGCCCAAGCGTATATATTAATCGTCGCACCTGCTGTAACTCCAGAAGTCGCCGGACGCAAAGGTGCATAATCCCACAATTGTAAAACACCCATACTTTGTAATTCAGTGGCACTGGTCAATTCTAACCAATTTTTGTAATGGAAAAATGGTAATTCCATCTCACCACCCTTATTTTTATGTGGTTCAATCACAATATTTTCTCTTTGGGAAAGGGGAATTCTAAAAAATTCATCAGATCCTGCTAGAAAATTGTGTGCAGCCATCACTTTTTGCGGTTGATATGATAGTGTATAATGACCATAAACAAAAGGTGTCGATTTAACTATAACCTTAATATGCAATTTACATTGAACAAAAGCATAGTTATCTACTTTTTTCTTGATAGGAGTTGCATTAAAAAATGCATGCCAGGGGTAAATCTCCCTCGTAACAAAAGATTCTGCTTGTGGAATATAATAACTAGCAATTCTGTGGGGACGATGTAGAAAGTTTGCAATCTCATATTCATCAGTATAAATGGAACTAGCTACTGAATCTAAAATAAGATCCGAAGGATTGTGACCTATAGTAGCACTCTCATTAATACTTAAGATTTCATGATTATCACCATCTTCTACCTTTTCAGTTACTATTTGCGACTGTGGTCTGAAATTATTTTCATACAATTCCATATAGAAATCAAGATCATCTAAAAATAAAGTTAATCTTTGTTTCTCAAATCCTTTTGCCGTTACATATAATCTATTTAAATAATCATGAAATGATAATAATTCATCCCGATTCATATTCATCAGGGTATTGTGGACCGCCCTTTCTCGGTCATGATTTTTATTTTTAAATATTTTAGGAAATATACTAGTTCTAAAATAAAACTATACACATGAACTATGATATATAGAGTATACATTTTATTTGGAGACCTACCAACTCTTTACTAAAAAGTAACTTTAGGGAACGCCTTGGTGAGTAAAATATATGTATCCACGCTTGTATAAACAATAAATGCATGAAAATGAATAATACACAGTATATATACATATATGCTAAATTTTGGTTTAAGGGACAATTTAGCTCTCGCCCCACATGAGATATTATTCAGAATTATCCCAGAAACGCTTCTTTAAAGCATTCCAACTAGGAAAATGTGATTCTTGGACCCAATCTTGTAAATTGTTCTCAATAATCAAATTCTGAATAACCTTGCTCATTTCATTAAATTTGTTTCTACCATGGAAAAAATATTCTTGATGCGCAGAACTTAATATTGCAACAATTTGTTCTTCCGATGTAATTGTTTTAGAGCGTGTCCATATCATCATTGATTTAATTATGGATTCTTCTTCTAAAGGGCATAAGTATGCTCCTACATCATTATCATATTTCCATTTACGTTTCAAAAAATTTACTTTTTCGATAGGAAGAAATGGTATAGACTCCGCTTCTTTGTCAGCCATCGTATAAGTAATATTTATACTTGCCAAAGCTAATTGCACTTTTGTATGATCAAAGAAATCAATATTTCGTGATACACCTGCTATATTATCATCTCCATATGTCATCAAAGTAACATTTTTCCGAAATGATCTGCATTCATTTTCAGGATTACAATATTGATATGCATATCTCATATATAAAGAATTCACTAGACTGTTAATTATAACAGTTAATGGATGCCCAGAAGGGTTTGAGCCATAATATTGAATTAAATCCCCATTCATATCCACTAAAGGGAAAGCTGTATCTTCAGCTATACCACGAATTACTTTTAATTCATCCCTAGTATAACCGGCTTTTTCACATATTGATTCAATAATCTCAAAAGCACCTAATATAAAACTAGGAGGCATAGATTTGTCAAAAGCTTTATAATCTCCTGCTATGCATCTATCAGTACCAAATTTAGTAATATAAGAATATATTTCTGACCACTGAGTTGAATGACAATTAGTACCTGGAGCACATTCAAATATGAATTTATTATTCTGTATAAGACGTACAACTGAAAGTAGATATTTTCTAACAACAATGTTCCAATCAAAAGGAGATCCTGTAAAAACGCGTGTTTTCCCAATAAGCCTCTTCTTCTCGGATACGGGTTCATCTTTCAGATGAGCACAAAAATTTGGACAAGCGCGTTCACCTTTTTTGTATAATTCAATTATTTCACTAGATCTATCTAAAATCTCTTGATCTACCTCAACAGGATCTTGTAAACCATGTTGTTCTGGTATGGATTTTAAAAATTTTCTCTTAGATACTTTCCAAGGATTACCGGCACTTGTGGATCTGTTGATACTATCAACATATGCAACCCCAACAGCACCATTAATAGCTGTAAAAGTATCATAAATAAATACTTCTTGAGCTATCTCTTCACACGATATTGATGCAAAAATATCTTCTTTAAAAGCTTCTATAGCATCTCTTAATATCATAGTATCAAAATGTGTTACTGGGTGTAACATATCAGCATTAGCTATATGCCAAGGCTTATAACCACTCATTACCGGTTTTCCATATTTACATTCAAAACCTAAATCCTTCATAGATTTATATAGGGGAGTTATTTCAACTGATGATTTATGTTGTACTCTAAAATCTTTAAAAGAACCG